TCGCATTTTTTAGGATTTTGCCCCCACCCGGGGTTTAGCCCCCCAACCCCCTGCCCATCTCGTGTGCTCTTCGAATGTTGCAACTTCGATGAACTTTTTGTAGGGGACTGGCTGGGTCTCTCGGTATGATGTGGTCGGCCTGCCACGGATCGTTTGGTTTTTCGTTCTCGCCGCAGATTGCGCACGGACCGGGGGTGCCCCTCACCGCTTCGGCTCTTTTACCGTAGTTGCCTTTGTACCAGGGTCGCGGTTCGCGCTGTTGGTTTATTTCGCGCTGTCGTGTTTGGTGACATTCGCGGCAGCGTGTTTCGCTCGTAAGTTTGCCGCACGTTAGACAGGGTCGGGGTAGTCGCACGTGGTGTCTACTGGGTGCGGGTCTCTTCCGCTTTCACCACCCGTTGTTCTTTCTTCGGGTCCCCCCCAGTGGGGTCCTTTGTAAATGCTTCGCGGACTGCATCTTCGATTACAGGCATAACGTCGTGGACGGCGCCTACACTCGGGTCACCTAGCCGCACCTTGATCATCTTGATTACGCGATCGGCGTTCATTTGTTTTCTCCAAGCGTTTGCGCTTTTCCAGTAAAGCGTTCATGTATGCTGACCAACCGTCGCCTCTCGCGTCGGTAGGCACGAGGCTTAAGTGCAGCAGCGCCTCGTCAAGTTCTGCTATCGTGTCGCAATCTAGAATGGTTGACCTCATACGGAAACCACTCGACCTTCTGACGGGTAAACTGACACAGAACCTACTACATAATAACGGCGGCCGGTTGTCTGTCTATTGTTTCATCGGCGAGTCGAACACGCGGTTGCGTATCTGGTTGATAACTGTCTCGCTGTAATCGTCCATGATCATTCGAACCTCGTCTGCGATCATGTTACGCAAACCGGTTTCGCGCACAGAGCAGAGGCGACATATTCGCCAATCGTCCATTCGACCTACAACGTAGGCTTGACCGCAGGCTTCGCATTGGTTTACTGGGTGAGTGGTCACGTGTTCCCCTTACTCGTGTCGCGTATTAGTTGCAAACCGTATTCGTCATGGTTCCCGGTGGGTGTGACACCTGCCTTGAGTCGCAATTCGTTTCTCTTAAACGGACTGTAATCGACAGAGTGATGCCAGCGTTCCCATCGCCAGATAATCTCCACCACATCTGGGTGCTGTTCTTTAAGGCTCTCGGCGAACTTGAGACGGTGGTCGCTGTCTTGTTCGTACACGTTATCGGTGTTACCGCCTTTCATACCTTGCGACCCATCGCCCCTCGAGGTCGGGTGCTTATCCATTAGAAAGTTACGGAACAGCACAGTTGCCCACCCGTCTTTTAATGCTCGTAAACACAGGTCGGTGTCCTCGTTGTATCGACCTCGCCATCGGTGCGGTAATGCGCTGTTGATTAGTGTGACGGAATACACGCGAGTGTTAAACGTTACGGGCACTGTCATGTTGTCCGCCATAAAACCTCGCTCACTTAAACCAGCAAACGCCAGGTTGTCGTAGCGATCCGCAAAGTCTTCCACCATTCGTAAGGGTGCGCTGGACTTGTAAACCATTAAGCGTTTGTTGTTGTGGCTTCGACCTAGCCCGTGTACGTTGTCGTCAATAATCCAATGCCACGGCTGATCGTTCTGTATCGCGTGGTCCCAGATCCAGTTGCGTGCCGGTATTGAACCTTGACCGAGATCCGCGAACGGTAGCTCCAAGATCGTTGCGAATGGACTGGAGCCTAAATGCTCTTTGTACAACTCGGTTTCGGTGGGCTCGACAACGAGGAAGTAATGGACTCCAGCCTGATCCAGCAACTTCGGTGTAGTCGCGCAGTCGTATCTGCCTTTGCTCGGTATGTACACGGGGTACTTTGTGTCACTTGGTTCGCCTTGCCAAAAGTATTCACCGTTGGCTGCTCGCTCAGGCGGCGGCCACCATATTTTCTTTTGGTGGCTTCGATTGTTGAGTTGTAACTCTTTACGGAAGTCTTGGTAATCCTGCTCGGTTGCGAACCGCATAAGTATCTCGCGTGCCGCTTTTACCTCTTGCGCCGTAAACTCTGGGAGCCCCCACCACACGTCGGTCCAGGATCTCTCCATCTGAAACAGCCCGTCTTGCCCGCTGTCGTATGCGTTACCGCCGCTCACGCTATCTTTGTCAACTACTTCGAATGTCATACCGTATCCTCTAACTTAATACTCAGAAGGTCGTATTGACCTTTGTTTCGTTTGATTGTACCTGCCTGTGCCATGCGGCGCAAGTCTCTCGTGCTTACACCGATCCACATGCTGGCCGCTTCGGGATCAACCCACAGTTTACCTTGCTTACTCGACAATAAAACCCGCAGCAATCTGTCCATTCTCCAGTATGTGTCGCATTTCTTACAGTGCACTTCGCCTGTAATCTGCTCCTTGCTCACCCATAGCGTGTTCTCGCAATCACCGTCGTCAGCGTCAAAGGTTGTTGCTGGGCAGGTAACCCTCCACTTGGTTTCATCGGTTTCGTTCACAGCCTGTTTCGCTGCAGCCAGTAACGCTTTGACCTCGAGGAAGAAATCACGAAACGCTGGGTGTCGATCAGCGGCCATGTGAACCCACTGATCCAGGAACGAAACGATACCGCGCAGATTTCGATGTGCTTGAGTGCTCTTGTTTCTTTGTTCGCTCGCCACCCCATACGGTGTCAGATTAAAGAATGTGCGCCAGTCTTTCTCCCACATTTCAAGGACGGCAACGTAGTCGAAAGCCGCCATACTGTCCAACCCTTTAATACTTACACCAAGTGATACTTCGCTGGTGCGCCCGTTTCGACCAGCACCGATCGGAGCTCCTGTGGCTTGCGATTGGTACTGCAAGAGATCAGCAAGGTTCTGGCGCGTTCTCGTAACACAGCGAACACAGGTAGGTCGATCACTATCCTTGCGACAGATCTGACAAGTCATCGTTTTCGACATAGCGGGCACCTGTCCTCCCCGAGCGGGTCACCATGTTTGCATGGTTCGTCTGCATACAAATCCATAATCGTCACCGGCCCTCTGCTTTTCGGTGCAAGGTATTCGTCCGCCCAGCGTTCACCGTTTAACCATGTCGCCGGGTTCGCGGTAAACATAGGATCACGATTTGGATCATCTCTGTACCGCCTCGCGCCGTCAATGATATCAGACAACTCGGCTTTCTTAAGTGCGGCACGCCAGGCTTTAACCGCGCTGCCTTTCGCTACTCGCTTCGGGTAAACAGACCAAAAGTCATTAAAGCGGTCTTTTTCTTGTGTGGGTCTAGGTTCTGGTTGGGTATTAGTTCGTTCACCACCCATGAATACACCCGTGTCGTCACCAGCGGGACGGGTATCGTCACTGGCGGGATACCCACCTAAGTCTTGATCGAATAAAGAACAATGCAACTGTCGGTCCCAATGCACGTGGTATTCGTTACTCGTCCAGTCACCGCGTTCTGTCGTTCTGTTGCGGTAGCAGATCGCACCGACTCGCGCCAGGTCAACTCGACAACGATCAACCGTGCTCGGGCTTACCTGCATTTGCTTTGCGAGAGTCTTACGCCCAGGAAAGGATCTGCCTCTCTGATCGCCGTACTTGCGAAGCAGCATGTAAAGGCGCAAACTTTGGCTGCTTACGTCCTCGAAAAGTATCCAATGTGGCACCATCTCAAACGGACCACGGTCGACAATCGCCCAGCCATCGTTATCTTCCTGCATGGGTTTTATTCTCGTGTAACACTCTGATCCTCTCTAGGTAATCGCGTAGTGATTGTGCCTTATCCCAACCGGCCATGTTCCTAGACATTTCGACCGGCTCGTGCACTACGCGCCAGTCGGTTATCTTAACCGTGTCGTGCTGCACGATTAAAGCGAAACATTGCGCACGCTGAGCCAGGCGCCGAAGAATACTGAACGGCTTATCGGATCTTGTCGTGGACTCCACTAGATAAAGAGGATCACGACAACTGCCTCGGTGACACACACCGAACAAGTCCAGGTCTATCGCGTCCGCGTTGGTCGGCATCTCGGATCGATGCCAGTCCTGGAACGTGCGATCCGCATACAGTGACTCGTTCATAACCTCGAGGGGCATTAGACCGTACCAACTATCCTCATGCGCAGAAACTTCGAAACAGTCAGCCCTTTCTCCGCTGCGGCCTCTTTAATCATCTGCTGCTCGGCTTCACTTACTCGCAAGGTCAGCATTACTGTTTTCTTGTCAGACATTAATCCTCCTAGAACGGTGTCGGCTCTTGTGAAGCCCACGGGTCATCTTGCTGCTTTGCCGCAACGGTGCTGCGTTCTACTCGCTGCATATTAACTGTTGTCCACTTAAGGTCGGCTGCGATGTGATCTGCCGCCACCTCCCAAACGGTTCTCTTGTTACCTTCCTTATCATCGTACTGTCGTGATTTTACTTTACCGACGACAACAACCGCGTCACCTTTTTGGATCGAGTTTGCTACATTCTCAGCCATTTGTCGCCAGGCGCTCACCGTCCAGAAAGTTGTATCAACATCGACCCAACCGTCATCAGTTTTCTTCCGACCGCTTGTGACCACTCGCAGATTTAACACGGCGTCACCTTTCGCAGTGAAGCGGAGCTCCGGATCTGCGGTGAGCCTGCCGGTCAGGGTTACTGGTGCACTCATCTGTTTTCTCCCTTTCGTTTCGCTCTGTTAATCTGTGAGGCATAATGACCGCCCCAGATACCGTACATTTCATTATTGTCGCGTGCGTAGGCATAACATTCGGCGCGGACTTCACATCTTTGACAGACTGATACGGCCATTCGATATACCTCGATATTCTCCATCTGGTACTCGGGAAAGAATATGTCTGCGCCGACTTCGCGGCAGCGGGCTTGTTCTCGCCAATCTTCTGTCACTGGTAACCCGCGTCCTTAAGTAACTGTGCAGCATTCTTAAAAGTCAAGAGTGCTGGCCATTCTTCGATAGTGGTCGGTCCGTAACCGTCTGGCCTTATGACTGCTAAACCTAACACGCCATCGGCGGCACGTAAAGACTGCTGCCGTAGTGTACCGGTCAAATCCAAACCGCGCCGTGCTTTAACTTCGATATCAACACCAACAACACCAGTCACATCTGAACCTGGTCGACCAGCACCAACCGGCTCGGCGAAAGGCCAACCAACAGTTCGCAGATAGTTGGCGACTATTCGCTGCGTGTCGTATCCTCGCTGCTTACGGCTTGACATCTCGCTCCCAACTATGTTTCGACCAGCCTTCGGCGTGCGCCGTTGCTGGGTTCTGTGTAATAAAAGAATGACAACTACGACAAAGCGCAACAAGGTTTTCTGGATCAAGGATCGAGCCGCCTCGTGCGCGGCTTACAATCTCGTGTATATCTTCGCTGCGATGTGAACCGCACCGCATGCAAATCGGGTATTCCTCGAGGAGCTCCGCTACAAGAATACGGCGCCTCTTGTAAAGGTCTTGCATTTTTTTGCTTCTAGGCTTCATAGAGTCTCCAAGTATGACAGAGCCAATCTGGCTTGCTGTGGCACCACACCGTTACCCAATAGTTGTAGTTTCTTGCGGTCTCGCAAATCAATGTCTGTCACCCAACCGTCCGGTAAGCCCATCATCCATTCGACAAACCTCGTGTTAAGTTTCTTGCCTGCGCCTTCTAAAACAACTGGAGACGGTGCTGATCGACCGAGTATTTGCTCCCATCGTTTGACGGCTTCGGCGTATTCTCCCCAACTTTCAGCGCCTCTTGCCAAAGGCTGCGACCGTGCGGCGAAGGTTCGCCGGTCGATGACTTCTGCCTCTGTGCCCATTCTTCCCAATCTTTCGGATCTTTTGTCGCCCCCATGTCGTTTACAACTTGAGTCGGCAGCAGTTTCTGTGAATAAACTAAATCCTGCAAGGTTTCGCCTGTATGATGTTGGCTGTCCGGGTGTCGACCGCTGGTTGCATTGCGGCCTTGCTGCACCGTCGGGGTAGGCAACTGCGAATAACCTGGCACGCAGGTGAGGGGCACCTGCATCACTGGCTCGTACAACACACCATCTTGCAACATACCCACTTCTGGCAAGGTCAGATAGGACAATGTCAAAGCCCAGAGAGAGGTGTCCTCTGACGTTCTCCAACACTGCTGCTCTTGGTCGTATTGTGCGAATGGCGTCCAAGAAATACGGCCACATGTTTCGGTCATCGGTAGCTCCTTTTCGTTCACCGGCGTGGCTAAAAGGCTGGCATGGGTAACCGCCGGTTAAAACATCGACGGGCTCGACACTTGCCCAGTCCACTTGTGAAACATCTCCGTGATTCATTTTGTTCGCGTATCGCAACTGTAAGACTGTTTTAGCCGCTGGATCTGTCTCGCAATACCACGCAACATCACCGTCAATAGCCATATCCAAGCCACCGTAACCGGTGAACAGGCTTCCTATCTTCACGTGTATTGACCGACGCCTTCGGCCGCAAACTGGTGACGCAACGCCGCGCTCACCGTCTGACCCGTGCTGATCTGGTTTCGCAAAGTATTCATGCGCTCTTTGCATGCTCTGTGCTTCGCGTAAGCCAACTCATACTCCAGGCGCTCCGACGCGCTCATTAACGTCGCCTTATGCTTGCGCATCTCCATTGACCCTTCAGCCTTAATAAAGGCTTCCGCGTACTTCACCTCAAATGCTTGCTTCGCCACCACGGCTTGCTCATCTAGGCGTGCAATCTCATCTGTGGCGGTGTCCAACATGCGCGATACCTCGGCGAGTCTTTTAATGACTCGTGTCTGTTCAGCATGCATAACGCGCCTCGTGTGGCGTTCTGCAGTTTTCGATAAACCATGCGCCGCACTGACTACATCTTGTGATGCTCTCCAATAACCGCTTACGTGTCCATCGTGTTTTCGGCGGCTGTAAGTCTCGCGGATTATCTGGCGGGCGCGGCTGCGTCCTGCGCAGGTATCGCTGTTTTGCATGCCATGACATTCGCTCCCAGTCCTGTGGGCGCATTACAGTTCTCCTCGCACAATACCTGCCATAAGTTTCTTAAAAGCAAACTCGGCGTCCTCTGCGTTCTGACGTTCTACTCGCTTGTAATGTTCGTGCGCAAAAAAAGCCTCTTGCGCTGCTCGCATGTATTGGATTCCCCAATGCGCCGACCATTTACTGAGATCCTCCATGTCTGTGAAACCTTCGCCGTAAAGTTCCTCCGGGGTAACACCGAGTTCACGGAAAAGCACTTTGAGATGTGATCTCTGCCCGATCGTGCTTCGCTCTTTCGACCAGAAAAAAAACCTCATGCTGTCGTCGGTCGGGACGTTCTCTGGGTTATTCACATCGGATCACTCCCCGGTACGTATCGGTTACCGAAATCCGCTTTGTCTTGTTCTCGCTGAAACTCGGCGTGTGCCGGACAGTAGTTGCGCTCCCAGATTGCGGGTAAACCCGCTGCCGTTGTGCAGCGAATGTACCAATAGGAAAGACCTTCGCGGTCGCAGCCTTCCGCGAGACAGGTTATGGGGCTCATGACACTTCCTCTTTTCTCGCCGTCCACATATCAAGCAGATGTTTCTTATCGGCGTCTGTCACCACATAGCGACCTATGTCCTCACCGACTTTCATCAGGTCGGCCATGTTCTTGGATTTAAGGATCTGGTTTTGCCAATCGTCAAGTTTTGACTGATCGGCTACGGGCTTAGGTTCTTCGAACGTGGTTGATATGTCGTCCTGTGCCCAGAGATCCAGGGCGACACCGAACCGCATGGCGGCATTTCGAATAGCGTTCCCGATTGCCGCTTTACGCTTGTCGTGCCAATCCCCTTTACCGATCGGCTCACCGTAACCGATACGTGTGACATCGCAGACGGTTAATCGAATCCACAATCCGCCGTGTTCATCGAAAGCGGGAAGCCCGCTCTGATCGAAGCCGAGCGGCTCCCAAGTCCACTCAGGGTCGACCTCGAGGAGCCGCTGGGTTACGGCGGCGTGACCAACGAAATCTAAGAGCAGACCAGCCTTCGGTAGTTTCCCTATCGCACTATGCGGGAACGGCTGTCGCAGTTTCTCTGCTGTTTCTTTATTCATCAAAACAATCCTTTATCGGTACATTTGCGTGAACGGTTGACCAATGTTGCTTGCCATGCAAACCACGGAGCTTCGGCTTCGGGTTTACGACGATCCAAAACATTTCGTCCTGGACATACCTCGGTGCCTGTGCCGGTCGAACACCTTTCCACTCTGGGTAACCTGCGCGATCAACGTAGGCGTCCCACGTGCTCCCGATGAACTGGTAGAGACCGCTGCCGCCTGGTGACTCAACGCGCAACTTGCCGCGTGACTCGCGCCAGATAATGCACTTGCGCACAGGCTCCCATTTCTCTTCATAATGAAAGCCGCGGTACTGACTGTCGGGTAGATCCTCTGGTCCTCTCGCGGCTACAACTGTGAGCAGTAATGCTTCGATCATCGACGGTTCTCCCTTTCGTACATGCGCTGACTTAGAATGATCCGGCTGTCTCTCTCGGCTGACCAGCGTTGGCTGAGAACGTAACGCTGCCGGCGCAAGGCGGATATTTCTTGAGCGAGTGAAGCCCTTCCTGCATAGAAACCTAGAACCGCCACAGTAAGAGTCCAGGCTGTCAGAATGATTACTTGTTGCATTATTCCTCCCTAGTAGAAACTTTTTTCTTCCTGGTACCCAACATCGCAACGGCACTCGTCCTCGTACTCGTCGCAGTTGTCGCAGTACGGATATTCCTTCGGCTCTAGGTGACTATCTGGTGTAGGTACGTGTTCCATCACTTACTTACCCCTTTCGTGGCACTTACAGTTGCATGTTCGTTCGATACCAAACACAGTCATATCGGGGCCAGGGCACCTGTAACAGTCGGGCTCCTGACCCCGATGGGGCTTGCAGTAACTTGAGACGATCACGCGAGACCTCGCGCATCTTCGACGGCTTTGAGAAAAGCCTTTTCACTAAACTTCGGGTTGCAACGTTCGGCGGCTGTTCGAACCGCCAGGTACATGACCAACTGGTCGTACTCGGACATCATTTCGTTCATCGCTTCACCGATCTCTTCGGCGAACACCTGAAAATCTTTTCGCGTCATCATTTCGAATCCTCCCACGTCGGCTCTTGCAACCATTCTGGCACCTCGTATGCGATAACGGCGTAGCGGTTTACCTTGTGCCAGAAGAAACCTTGGAAGTATTCGTAACCCTCAGGTATCAACCGATCAAGATCCACATTCGGAACAATCGGTCCTTCCCGCAACAGTTCCGCAACTGCTATTGCGTCCTGCGACTCCACGAACGGCAAACGCTGAACACCGTCCGCGCTTGTTTCGTAACAAAGTATGTATGTCATTGCTTTTCTCCCTCGGTCTCGGTTTGGTTTTTACAGGTCTACGGTCTTGGCATCAACGATGTTCTGCCAGTGGACGTAGAACATCTCGCCGTTATCCGGCCCAGTGGACGCGTGGTTGTCCATCGTCCAGTTGTCGCGAGTAACAACCTCGACAACGTAGTGCAAGCCGTTATCCAGGGTCACCATGTCAGTGACTCGGCCCCAAGCGAACACTTGATCGCCCACGTTTTCGCGGTCTGTGTCTGGCGCGGCGAACTTGACGAATGTGGTGCGCTGCTTCGTGGTCTTGGTTTCCATTTGCTTTTCTCCCTCGGTCTGGTTCTTGCTTACAGGAACAACAATACCACCTGTAATACATTTGTCTAGTGTATTCGACAAGAAAACAAAAAAAGTTCCCCCCCAGCGGACCGGGGGAGATCTACGCCAGGAGGGAACGTAATGCGGGGAGGATTAGCCCGCAGGCTGGACAGTACCAGACGGCATGTCGAGTTGTCTACACTGGGTCAAGGCTAATCTTCGAACCAGTCGGGATCCACGTCCACAGCGTTTCTCTCGGGGTCCAGTTCTAGGTGAGCACTAAACCCTACCGCAGGTCGGTCCGGCTCGTCCTCGGCCGTCTGGAGGCTTGCGCTGATGCCAGCAACAACGCGCAATAAATGCAACATTTGGCGGGTCGAGTAATCGGCGCCACGGATCTTGAGCTCCACTCCGTCCACCGTGATTTCGACGTCCACCACGCCTCCAAAAAAAAATAAAAAAAGTGCCGTTTCGGCTAGACAATGTATTACACGAGAGGTACTGTATTACCTGTAAGCAAGACCGAGACCGAGGGAGAAAGAAATGAACCAGAACCACCTGGAAGAAATGCAGCAAGACCTGGATCGCCAAGAGGCCAGCATTTGCAACCAAATGCGTCACCGCGCCCAGAGCCTGATCGATGATCTGGAGCGTTTGATCCAGCAAGTTGACAACGCCGAAGCCGGACTGGCACACTGCATTAACCCGCTGGGTATCCTGCAAGGTAACGGTGACGACCTCGACCGCATGTGCGGCGAGTTCGGGAAGATCCGCGAGTTCAAGGCGATGGTGGATTACATCGGGCGGGGTGGCGAGTAATCATGACCGACGACCGACCGCACCCGGCCTGCACATGCGGGCGGCTCTGGTACTGCGCCTGTAACATTCTATGGGTGCCCAATCCGGATTACCGCGGATCAAACCCGCTGAAAAAAACTTTGCGGATACACTAGACAATGTATTACGCCAGAGGTAGTGTATTACCTATAAGAGCAACACCGACCGAGGGAGAAAAAAATGTCAAGAGCAATCGACCGAGCCACACGCTGGGAGTTTTGCATAGAGCACGCCGGCGGAACCGTCACCCGCGAATATCTGGAGACCGAGTTGCTCGGTACCACATATCGCAGCGTTCGGTTTGTAGCCGAGATCGGGATCGCCACCCTGTCGTGGATCATCGTTCTGGATACACCGCGCACACGCTTCAGCAACGGAACGTCCACATTCAGGTTCGGCACCAGCCGACACACTTATTCACCAAGCCAGATGAGCCGGTGGATCTTTTCAGAGATTGAGTTAGCCAATTACAAGGCAGAGCAGAGCGCGTAGTCGAAACCCCCTGCGGGGGGTCGTGCGAGGGTTAGCCGCCCGCACCTGAAGAGACAGGCCAGACCGAGGGAGGTCAAAATGGAAATCACGAGAGAACAGTGCAGAGAGATTACGGATCGGATCCTGCTCGCTGCTCAATCAATCCTAGATGAGTACGGTCTAGTCATCGACAACCAAGCCGTGCGCAGCCAATACGGCGAACATTACCAGATCAAGGTTTCGGCACAGCGACTCTTGCTCGGTCAGAACGGTGTAAACCTCAACGACAAGTACGCGCAAGCATTTTTGTTGCACGCATGGAAGCACGGGATCACCGACCCAGACACCGCGCTCGGTTCGAACTACACCGACGCACGCGGCGACCGCTGGCAGGTGCTCGGGTACAACAGTCGCGCACCGAAGTACCCTTTCATCATCAAGAACCTATCAACCGGCAAGACACATAAGGGCACAGAGTCGCACGCCCGCTACATGGCGTCCTATGACTCCAGTAAGGTGGCGGTTTTAAACGGTCTTCCTCGCTAACCCTCGGTAAGAAAAACGAAAGGCCCCCGCCTACGGGCGGGGGTTTTTCTATGCCGGTCTTGTTTCACCATTCGGCATCAACTTATTCCACGCCCCACATTCACATAACAGTTTACTGTAAGCGCGAACCTTGGTGAACACCATACCGCTCGGCGTCAGCGCCGTGCCACCGCAGGCGTAACAAGCAGAAGAGTCACCAGACAAAAGACCGAGATGCGGTCCCTTTACCCACGGGAGCACTTGCCGAAATAGGAGCTCCGTGATCGCAACGTCTTGTTTATTGTACGCACGAAACTCCGACCACGCCTGTGTCTCGTTAGCCAGCACACGGTTCCAGAGAGACTGACCGCCGGTCTCCAGTTTCGTGTCCAAACCCAGGCTCTCAGTAATGTAGGCGAGTTTGTTAGACATGAACTTGGCGCGAGACTTAAAAACCTTGTAAAGGTCTACATCATGCCACGGGGAAGGCGGACCCCAGCCGAGCAACATCCACTCGCGCTGCAAGTGCGGTACGTCGAACCGCTGCCCGTTGTAAGTGACGACCACGTCGGCCTCATCGAACAGATCCCACGCTTGCGCCAGAAACTGCTCACGACCGTCATGAAACTCCGACGCAAACATAATGCGTTTCTTGTCGTACCACTTCGCGGCGAAACAGAGAACCCTAGAAGGCTCGACAATCTGCGATGTTGCAATGTTCTGGTCGTACAAGCCCCAGGCCATAACAATCGCTGGGGCGGTTTCGATATCTACGGTCAAAATCCTCGGCTGCCTTGGTTTAAGTTTCTCGGCGAGGCTCACAGTTACAGTCTCCGACTCTATGTCGCTGAACGGTTTCCTTGCTTATGACATGCCCTTCGGATTTAAGGATCTCGCTGATCTGTTTATTTGATAACCGTGTCGGGTCACTACGCAAACAACTTAATGATTTCTCCAGTGCGGTTCGATCACGAGCAGGTAACTGCGCCAGAATTGTGAACATGCTACACGGAGCTCCGCGGCGCAAAGGTTTCGCCTCCGATAGTTTCTTTTCAAGGCTCACAGTTTTCCTCGAGGGTGCTCTTTCACGAAACCGCGGATCAGAGACTTCGCCAAGTCTGGTTTCTTCCCGTGTCGGCGAGCAATACCTACCGCTTGATGCCACCAATCCAAGTCTTGCTTGACATCAATCTTACGGCTCGTCCAATCGCGGTGTCGAATAACGCGAGACACCGGCAGAGAACCAGGCCCCGCCTTCATCGCGTTAAGCAAAGCCGCGGTGAGCATTGCCGTGGACACAACCTGGTCAACAGTCATGCCTTTCATCGTGCCATCAATCTTTCGACTACGCCCCAGAGACTCAATCTCAATTCCGTAAAGGTGAGAGTTACCGCGATCCTTCGGGATCACAATGTCTTTACCACGGCGAGGGAACTTCCACGGACCGCCTCGTCCAGCATGGTAAGCACCGCTGCCGCTACACACGAAAACCATTCCGTCACGAGCCACTAGAAAGTGCGCGGCGCGAACCGGCTTGTACGGGTTAGTGAAACAAATATACCGTAGTGAATCCGTACCCGCGGTGTGGTGCAGTAAGACACCTTGGAAGTCTGATCGACCTTTGTAAGGGTCAATGCTAGGCGAGTCCCAGCCTTGCACAAACTGGCTCTTGACTTTGTATTTCTTTAACTTGTAGGCCAGCCGCTTAGTGCTTACCTTCATCGGCCGCACGTTTCACAGTATTCATCGCCCCAATGTTCATCGGGCTCGACAACATTCGGCTCGTGTTGTATTCGAACCATGCTCGGTGTATCGGCGTCATTTACACCGGAACCGACAAGGCTCGTTAGAACACTGGCGATAGCCGACAGCCCGACGATACTCCAGAACTGCTGCCAATCAACGTCGAGAATTCCAGTTTGACCTACAACCCAGAACGACAGCGCGACCTGCGCCGCTGTCTTAATCGCCCGCTCTGCGGTCTGCTTCCAAAACTCTTTACTCCACATGTCTAGCTCCTAACGGTTTTCGATGTGCCATTCGATGTGGTCATCGACCTTGCCTCTGATCTCGCGCACGTCCGCGCGGATCTCGTTTAGCGTGTCTCTGGTGCTGCTGCCGCCGTTGGGCTTGAACTCGCGGCTCATGCTGATCTGCGCCTTGATGACCCACAGCAGGCCGGCGGCTATCGCGCTCAGTATGGCGAACAGGCCGACCGAGATGCCGATCACCTCGGCTGCGCTCATGGAGCCTCGTCCTCCGCTGGTGCTTCCGGCGCGACGAACTCGTCAAGATCGGCGTCGTAAGTGAACCCGATGCCGGCGTACCGGCCACGAATGTTGTTGTTGTACGAGGTGCGTATCCACGTGCCCGTCAAGCCGATGCCGTGAATGTACGCCTCGATCGCCGCGTCACTCTCTGTCTCATCAAGGTCGTCTGGTACGACGATGACCTCACGGACGATGCCGTCCTCAATGCGTGCCGCATGTGCCATTAGTTCTGACCTCCGTCTAGTTGGTTACTCATTTACGCTGTCCTCACTCGCACGATCACAACACCGCTGCCACCAGCACCGCCAGTAGTACCCCCGCCGCCACCGCCGCCGCCTGTGTTAGCGGTGCCGCTTCCTCCTGTGCCTGTATTCCCATCTGATCCATCGCCACCACCTGAGCCTCCTGTGCCTCCTGTGGGATTCCCTGAACCAGCACCACCACCGCCATAGTTAGCGGCTGATCCGGTTATGGACGATGAAATAGCGCTGCCTCCATCGCCGCCGATACCGCTTGCTGCATCTGAGCCGACCGATCCAGCGCCGCCTCCTCCTGCGCCCGCATTTACGACTGCGCTTGATCCGCCGTCGTTACCTTGTCCACTAATACCCGCAGATCCGGTTGAGTTCTCCAAAGCGCCGCCACCAGAGCCACCCGGATGTCCTGATGGGATCATGAAAGAACCACCACCACCACCACCGACACCGAAATAAACACCTACGCGACTACTGACCCCTTGACCCCCTGAGGCGTTGCCAACACCCGACACCGCACCACCAGCGCCGACCGTTACCGTGTGCGTGCCTGCGGAAAGAAAGACATTGTCATTGAGAACGCCGCCAGCGCCACCGCCACCTACGGTTTGATTAGTCACGTTTCCTGTACCACCGCCTCCCCCTCCGCCTACGCAGAGCAGGTCCACGAAACCAGCCTGATTCACCGTCAACGAACCACTACTCGTGAACTCGTAGTAGGAGTACGTCGCGCCACCAGATGAGTACGTTCCCGTAGCGGTGTTACCAATAGAAGCGAAACCAGCGACCGGGGTGTACGGACGCGCTACACGAACAACAACCTTACCGCTGCCGCCGGCGCCTGCATCAACAGCGGCACCTGCTGCTGAACCCCCACCGCCACCACCAGTGTTTACCGTTCCCGCTGTTCCTGCCGTGCTCGGACCACCGCCAGCACCACCGCCACCTGAACCGGCAGCGCCACCAGTAGTTTCACCACCACCGCCGCCGCCACCGGCACGGATAACACTTGAACCTGTGTACGAGTTGGCCAAACCTGCGCCACCGGCACCTGCTGTGGATGCAATAGCGTTACCGCCTGTTCCACCCGCGCCGCCACCACCGCCGCCACCACGTTGCGCCGCTGTTGCGCTGCCAAATCCAGTACCACCATCGTTACCCTGACCACTTGTACCGGATGCGCCAACGTTGCTCGCGTTTTCAGCACCACCACCGCCGCCAGAGCCACCCGGACTAGACGTCGTATCAGGTTCCGGCCGACCGCCGCCGCCGCCGCCGCCGACACCGTAATAGGGTCCAAGACGCGAACTGTTTCCGTTGCCACCGGGGTTTTCCTCCGCACCGGCTCGGCCACCTGCACCGACAACGACAGTCTGCGTTCCCGTGGTCAAGAAGGCATTAGTCGCAACAAGCATCCCGCCTGCGCCACCGCCGCCACCACCACCTGCGTTATTATCTCCACCTCCGCCGCCAGCGCCGACAACCAGCACATCAGCCAACCCCGCCTGAGTCACCGTCAGCGACGAACTGCTATCGAACTCCCAATAGTCATACGTCACCCCACCAGAGGTGTAGTCACCCGTCGGAGTGTCAGAGATCGCAGCACCACCAAGCGCACCACTAACCTCAGTCCACGCGCTCCCGTCGTAAATCTCCAACTTGTCGTCATCGCTGCGGTAGCAAGCCTGACCCTCGACAGGTGAAGTGATCGCCGCGTCACGCGCAGTCGCGTCAGCGAACACAGCGATACCCTGCATCAAGAAATCGTTCGTGTCAGCGGCCGTGAGCACGTCTCCGGCGTTGAATGTCTTAAATCCACCAGCAGGCATTACAGTGTCTCCCAACTTGAACCGTCATAGTAAACAAGTGAATCATCATCTTTAAGAAAGGCAAACATGCCTTCGCTCGGGCTTGTGATCGCCGTATCCCTAGCAGAACTCGACGCGAACACCATAACTTGCTGCTGCATGATGTAAGTATTCACATCGGCGGCAGTCAGAACGTCACCGCTTGCAAAAGTCTTAAAGCCTGCACCTGCCATTGAAGCTCCTTAGAAACCTAGAGTGCTCGTGTCAAGAATACCGAAAAGTGCGCTGTCAAGAATAAACGAGGCTTGCGCCTGACTCATCGAAAGTGTTACAACGTGGTTCGGTTCGGCTCGCGTAAAAGAATGCTCAATGCGATCCAATGTTGCGTACTGACTAATTGCTGCGCCGGTGCTGGGTGCGAAAACAACCTGCAGCGGGTCAGCAACCTCGAGGGCACCAACCGTTGCTCTCTGTGACGCATTTAAACCATCAACAACAATCGAAACGCTAGTGATCTCATAGGCGACATCTTTATGTCGCGCCAAGAGGAAGTCAGCAAGTTCACCCAACTCTGTGTCATCGTCGAATAAGAGATCCGTTTGGCTTAACTCACTTTTGCCGTACGTTGTTTCACTGGTCGAGTCCGTGCGGGTTTCCGTGCCGCCGCCTTTTCTCGTCAGTTTAACTGTGTTAAAGATTTGATCTGTGCTGCTGTCAACTTCGATACTGCTGATCGGTACACCGCCCGAACCTAGCACCGTGGCTGTCGCAAAGTTTTGTGTTGCTTGGCGATCCTCGAAAGTAGCCAGACCTTGGCGATCCATGTAGAACGCGCCGAACTCCGTGTTTTTGATCGTTGAGATGTACGACAGGAGGTTAGTGTTTGCTGCTGGTGTATCGGCTTGCAGGGTGACAAGTCCAGTGTCCAGGTCTCGCTTACCTGTCGGCCAACCGGACTCTGTGAGCACAGCGCCTATTCGCGCACCGCTAGTCTGCGCCGATTTAGTTGTGGTGGTTACATTCGTTTGACCGAGAGTCAAGAAACCGTCACCGCAGATGGCTGTCGTCGTGCTGTCACCCGACACGGCGTAATCAATCTGCCAGTCATCAACTAGACCGCTAAAGATTGGCACACCGTCCAGAAGGATCTGCACGTTTTTACGCGGCACAATGTTATCAACGTACGGGAAACTGGCCCCGCTACCCGATAACGGGTCGAATAATCTTGCGCGGTTATCCAACACGATCGAAGCAGAACCCGCCTGCACTTCACCGAGCAGAGCACTACGCCCGCGAGAGATACTAAGTGTCCGCACTTTATCGGTCACATCTACAAGCGAGAAATCACCACCGAGAGTGTAGACAGTGTTGTCAAGTTTGCCCTTGACCGCACTATCTAGCTCAAAAAAGTTTGTGACCCCGCCGGCGTCCTGGCTGAAAGCAAAGACAACTTGGATAGCCATTACGCAACCTTCACAGGCAGAGGTCCGTTTTGCCTTTCGTACTGCTTCAGAGCCTCGACTATCTGGCGACCGACGGCGCGACCATCTGTACCGATACCAGCGTTCACGTTGATCACGATATTGCTGGTGCTGTTAGAACCGGACATGCCGCGAGATAACGGGACAACGGCTTCCGGTCCAGCCTCACCGATTAGCGCCAAGGTCGGCTGAGTAACGATACCGCCTTGTGCAAGAGCCGGTATCGAAGCAAGGCCTTTCGTACCGATAGAGAACGGGCCGAATGTTTTGCTTGCCGGCCCGACACCGACAGTAAACTGTGGCACTTCGAACTTAAGGCTATTCCATGCACCGATGATCTTGTTAATGCCTCGGATCACAAAGTTAATCGCGCCTTTTATCGTGGACTCAATTGTGTCCTTAACGGTATTAAAGACATTAGCGATGAAGTCACGAATGGCTGTGAACGTCTCCACAAACGCGGTCTGTACACCCGACACAAACTCTTGAATGCGCGAAACTGCCTCGGTGGAAAACTCTCCGATGGCGACAGATACTTCAGCAATCTTACCGATCACCTTCACCCAGAAGCCGATCAAGTTAATCAAAGCCGAGATAATGAAACCGATCACTTGGATTAGTTTCGTGAGGTAAATGCTGTAAAACTCGACGATGATCGGGACGACCTTGTCCGCAATGAACTGTGCAGCAATCTTAAAACCGTCACGGAGTTGCATTAATGTTTCGCGGTTTTCTTCCAGGGTTTTCTTAACCTGGTCAATGACACCGATGACTGCGGCACGTATTCTTTCGAAAGCAGCCTTGACTGCGTCACGCAATGTTTGGCTGTTCTTCCACAGATACATGAAGCCGGCGGCGAGAGCAGCAGCCGCTAACACAACACCAGCGATAATCAAAGTAACTGGGTTGATCGCAGCCACAATGGCACCGAAAATGCTTATCAGTTTACCGACCACCAATAGAACCGGTCCGATGGCGGCAGCAATCCCAGCCACCTTGATAATCATTTCTTGCATAGGCTGCGGCAGCGTTCTAAAACCTTCCGTCAGTTTACCTACGAACATTGTTAGTTGCTCGACAAGATCCGCGGCGCGATCTAGTAAACCGCTATCCGCGAGAGAGATCATTAAACCTTCGAAAGCGGATTTGAGCTTCGTAACGGCGCCGTTAAGACCTTCCAGTTGTGTGCTGGCGATGTTATCGGCTGTGCCGCCGGACGTCTCCAACATACCTGTAAGTTCGGTAAGCGCACCGGAACCTTGACCAAGTAGGGCAGCCATACCGGGTCCCGCTCGGGCACCGAACACCGCCATGAGATCCGCTGTGCTCGCACCCGATTTTGCGAAAACGTCCATGATATCCGCGAAAGATTTAAGATTGCCTTCCGCGTCCAAGAATGCGAATGAACCGTCCTCGGCTTGGATACCCAGGTCGTACATGGTGTTGGCGGCTTTTTTACTGGGGTCCAGAAGTCGGCTAATGACGTTGCGCAGAGTTGTGCCAGCCATGCTGCCTTGGATACCAGCGTTACCAAGTAAGCCTACGGCGGCTGCTGTTTCTTCGAAACCCATTCCCGCGCTCGCCGCAATCGGGCCGACGTACTTCATTGCATCACCGAGTTGCACGAGATCCGTGTTTGATGATGTAAATGTTTTCGCCAGGATATCTACCGTGCTGGACATCTGGTCAGATGTTCGACCGAAGCCGGTTAGAATGTTCGATGAAATATCCGCAGCAGTTGCGAGATCCATTTGACCCGCGGCCGCCAGGCTTAGAACACCAGGCATAGACTCCAGTATGTCGTTGGTTTTAAAACCCGCCATGGCGAGAAAGGACATTCCGTCTGCGGCTTGGCCGGCGGTGAAAGCGGTCGTGCGCCCTAACTCTTGCGCGAGGTCTCGCAGATCGGTGAAGTCCTCACCTGTGGCTCCGCTAATCGCGCGGACCTTGTTCATGGATTTCTCAAAGTCCCCGGCTGCTTTAAGAGACAAGACGCCTATCCCCACGATAGGTAAGGTCAGACCCTTCGTTAAACCGCCGCCGGCTTTACTTACCGAAGCACCAACATCTTGTATCTTTCGCCCCATCGCCTCAAACTTTTTACCGAATGTTTGAGTTTTGGCTTGCATCTTGGCGATCTCACGCTGGGCGCGAGCAAGGTCTTTGCCGTCGAACTCTGAAAGCAGTTTAATGAGCACAGCGTTTTTAGCCACCTAATGCTCCTAACTTTGCTTGCGCCTGCTTCTGCGCCTTTTCGACAGCCAGGCTAATGTTCTTAAAGGCATCGTCCTTGTTAAACTTTTCCGACGAGTCAAAGGCGGCGTACAGTAACCGCGAGGCTGGTCGACCAGACCTCTCTTGTACTTTCTGCACGAATACGCTTTCACTCGGTGCTGTCTTTCGACCCGCCAACTCCCAGATAACACCAGCCGGTGACGTGTTAAAAACACCCATAAAGTTATTGGAGACTTGACCTTTGCGCCTATTCTTGGCGCGAGTCACTTTGATCCCGCCGCGAATAGTTGCTGCGTCGTAACCACCGCGCCAGTTTTTCCAGCCGCTTAACCCGTTCGGGTCAACAAGTTGCCGAGCCTCGTCACGCAGCGCAACGGCTTCCTGTTTGATCTCATCGACCGCTATCTTTGCGGCGTCGGCGTCGAGCTCCTTTAGAACAGCGATCGTGTTACGAAACCCGAAGGCCTTAACTTTCATTTGCGACCTTTCTGCTGGGCTTTACGATGTTCATTGTTACGCCAACGCAAGTATCTTTGCATTGTTGTTATCATGCGCGGCGACTCGCTTAGCACAGCAGACGGGGCGAGACCAAACTCATACGCCAAATGCACCACATGCCAGGTTACGGCTTTGTCTCCAAAGGGACTATTTCTTGATCCTCCGCAATCTCAATATCTGGATCTGTATTCTCAATCCAGGTGTCGAAATCCGGTAAGGTTGGATCCTGTCTCTGCATGGCGTGGTGCGCCAACCAATACAAGTCTTTGATCCTGAAATCACTTTGGAAGTTACTTACTGATTTGTCAAAGGCTTCCTCGAAGCGGACAAGATCCACCGCCGACACGGTTACATCGACGGTGGATCCGCCCTCGGAGGAAACACGCAACAGCATTTTCATAGCAGGACTCCTTAAGGGTTTCTTACTTACGAGGTGGCGCGAGTAACTGCACCGTCAATCGGCCAGGTCACGCTCTGCGTGGCGAGGTCACCGACGCTACTGTTAAACGGCTGGGTTTGAGTAACCAAGCAGTTCATCGTGTACGTCGGGTTATCGGTACCGACCGCTGCGCTTGTCGGCTTCAGCACAACTGCGACCGAGGTGCCAAGGGCACCAAAAATGGTGTCATCGGTCGCGCTCGCCGCGAAATCCTGGTGGAGCTCCAAGGTCAGCGTACCGGTCTTGAGACCACCGATGCGCGTACGGAACGTGTCACCCATCGCAGTTGTTTCGATGTCCTCGGACTCGATAGATAGTTCGGCCGAAACCAGCACCGCGCTGAAATCGGTTCCACCAATCGTGATGGAATAGTCTGTGGCAGCAAAGATTGCCATTGGGTTTCCCTTTCTTTAATCGCTGTAAACAACGCAAGTAAACTCCGCCGACAGATAGGTGTTCGGACCCACTGTCATACCGGAGTAATTGCGCATCTGTGTAACGCGCAGGTCTTTAACAACACCGCCTAGGGTTTTATCACCTTCGACGGCTGCCTTGATACTTGACGAACCTGTACCGGTACAGTAACCGTCAAGTAAGTTTTGTGCTGATCGCTCATCTATGCGACCAACAATAACTAGGATTGTAAAGTTAAACGTGTCCAGTCCGCGAGCCATAGCCGTGTCATACTGGACGTCCTGCGGAAAGATTATTGCCTGCGGAGGATTCGGGTCGTCCGGTACAGTTGCTGCTGTTCGTAACCCGCTAATGGTCCCGAGTCTTGTGGCGAGACCGCTACGGATCTCGCTGATCGTCGCCATTAAGCAACGCCCTTGTACTTTACGAACGGGGCAACAAGTTGCGCAACATCGGGGTCGAGTCCTCGGCTAACTCGCATTGCACCGAAATCTCCGAACCCGGCGACACCCAGAGGGCTGTCAAGTCTTTTAAAGATCCTCATGGATTGGATAACCGCTGCTTGCTGCACTTGACTGGGCACCGCAGAGAAACCCCAGGTCCCGATAATCTTCACGTCCGCTTCGAAACCACCGAGACTTGTCGACACCGGCCAGACGTAACGGTCAATGGCTCGGATACGTGTGCTAGGAAAATCAATACCGTCGGCTAAACCGTTCAGAGGTTCTAACTGGTAGTCAGTTGTTGCCCAGGTCACGTCATAGTTACCGTCACTCTGACTGCTTGTCTGGATACTGGTCACAGAAACCAAGTCATCAATCTGTAACACGTAACTGTTCTCTGGAATGAAGTAGCGAGTTGCTGACGCGCTATCGAACTTGCGACCACAGTAACCGTCGATCAACGCCGACGCGCTCGTGGCGGCCATTGTGATAAGAGAGTCATCAACCGTGTCGGTAATATGCAGAGCCGCTTTCACCTCGGCGACACTTGCGTACAAAGCCATTGTTCTCCCTTATCTTAATGGAGTGTGATGGGGGGCGAGTCCTGCGTGCCCCACCCCCCACCACGCTTAGGGTCCTAATCTCTTAGGAGGCGCCGCCCGTAAACTTCTTCACGTGTGAAGTCTGCGGCAGGTCACCATCGACCCGCAGCGAGCAGCGGAACGTCACGAGACCATTAGCAAATGCGTAATCGTCGGAACGCTCCAACTTAATGCCGCCGGCCTGGCGAACGTAGTAGGACGGGAAGTGTCCAGCCAGAGCAGAGACAGCACCGAGACCGACAGCGGCCATGGCGTTGTTCTCAATCAGCGGGAACCCGAGCAAGGTGTCCGGGGTCGCGTCACTAGCCGACGGGGCAAAGATGTACTGGCTTGCACCGTCCTGAAGCAAACGAGCGTCCACAACGGCGGACGTCGAAAGCATGAGCCCGAAGCCGGGAAGAGCGCGAGCAGCGGGGTCAGCCGCGTACACGAGATCAACCAGGTTCTCGTAGGTGAACTTGCCGGTCACGCCGGTGCCGCCGGTCACACCAGCCGAAGCGGCGGTGACGATGCCGTTAGGCTTCGATGAACCGTCGCCGACGGTCAACTCGCTGTTAACCTTTACACCGATGGCTTGACCACAGTTGGTCGCAACCATGTCGGTGATCGACACGTGCGCGTCCTCGAGGAGCTCCGAGGAGACCTGCAGGAGGAAAGCGTACTTGTATGCGCCCAGGGTCGTGGTCGCCAGGGTCGGATCAGACTCGCCGATCGAACCGGCCTCCGCGACAAGCGCGGCGGTCGAGTAAGCAGTCATTGACGGGATTTCGAGGTCCTCACCAGACGAGGTGTTAAGGACGGTCGAGGTGCGCAGCATCGGTCCGGTGGACTTTGCGATGTACAGAACCTGGTCAAAGAACGAGGTCGGTACAGGTGCACCGGTGCTGCCCTTGGTGATGTCGCGCTTTTCGAAAGTGACGCTGCGCCGCTCACCGCGAGCCAGCGACCGAATGAGCGAGTCATCGTCCATTTCATCAGCCGGTGCGGGCACAGATACTGTGCGTGCTTCGGCGTGTGCAGCAGTCGCTGCTTCGATTTCCTTTTCGGCGTCCTGCAGGCTACGGAAGTCATTTTCCCGCGCCTTCAGTTCGTCCATGTGCGCAAAGGCGCGGTCAACTGACTGGCGCTCCTCTGCGTCGAGGTTACGTGATTCAGAGCCAGCGCGGTCAAGGATTTCCTTGGCCTGCTCGTAGGCGTTCACTCGCTCCTCACGTAGGTGCTTAATGTAGTCCATCTGACTACTCCTAACGTGTTGTTATCGGATCGCAGGTTACTTGTTCGACGCGGCTCCGCAATCGAATAACACCAGGCGCGGCTCCGCAACCTGGTGAAGTGGAGGTGGTCGGAATCGAACCGACGTTCCGTTCGGTTCCCTCGTGGGGTTTTTCGAACGGGCTAACCAGTGCACCCCCTCGCCTTAGAATGTCTTGGCGATAAGTTCCAGTTTGTCTCTCAGCAAGCCGACAGTTTCGTCAGCCTCTTCTGGTTCAGGTTCCGGCTGATCGCTCTGTCTCTGCACAACTTGGATTAACAGATCCGCTTGATCGCTGTCCAGCGTTTCGCCTGCCTCAAGGACGGTGAGTGCTTCAGCAAGTAACTCGGCGTCTGTTTCCGTACGCTGAGCAAGCAGAGTTGCTTTACGAATAGTTGCGCTTGTGGCTTCGTAAGCCGGGAACCCTGTGACGATAGAAACCTCACGCAAGGCGATTTCGTTGAGATACCTACGCTGACCGTCGGAGCTCCACTCATCGGTTCCGGCCGGTACATGAAAACCGAAACTCATGGAGTCCACGTCACCGCGCTTCATTAACACGGCGAGATCCTTGGCGTAACTTGTTTCGGGTAGATCCGCGTCCACTCGCAAGCCTCGTGAGTCCTCTTTAAGGCGCAACGTACCGGCGCGAGTCGAAGCCAGCACCATTGTGTCCTCGTGGTTTACAAACATTTTAATCTGATTACGGCTTGACAGGGTTCGCTCAAAGGCACCAGGTCGGATCTGCTCAATAAACGGTAGCGGTTCACTGTCGCTGTTAAACACTGCGGCGTAACCACTAAAAGACCGACCGCCGCTTTCCTCTCGCAACTCAAGATCCTGCACCTGGACTTGGCGCATCTCAACAGTAGACATTTGCCCTCTTTCGCCTTTAATCTTTTCTGCTTGCTTGCTTAACCATTTCCTTGCAGGCTCTGGGTTTAACGGGTCAATCCCCCAGAGATAATGCGCCACGGCACCTGGTCCAGGCCATTCACGATTATCGGGATCATTATTTTTCGGACGCTGCAAATCAACTTTATGTCGAGCAGCCCACGCATTCGCTCGTATTACCTTGTCGTCAGACATTCGTCCGCGAGCCATTGCACGAGCCTCACGCAGCGTTCCTTCGGTGAGACCTTTCCCACCTTTACCTTCCCGATAAAGTTTTAGACCGCGCTTCGCGGCTTCCTGGACGTACTCTGGAACCGAAACGGCTCGCAGATCTCTCTTCGTGCGTCGCGGGTGATCCGGGTGCAGTAAGTCATTATCCTGGACATATGTTTTGCGCTGCGGTCGACCAGTTCGCGCCAAAAACAAGAAAGCATTAACACGAGCAAAAGCCCACGCACTTCGACTAATACCAGGCCGATGACTCGTGCTGTAAGCACCTGCCCCGCGCCTGTAAACCGCCTTCAATGCACCAAGGCGAACGCGAGTCCATTCCGGCCGATTACGTTCACGCATTTTTTCGTTATGCTCATCGGCTTTGTTTTTTAATGTGGTTTCAGTTCTCGCGCTTAACTTAATACTGTTACCGGATCCGCTTGCGCTGCCCTCTGGGTTTTTCTTACTGCCTTTGATCTGGTCTTTCTTCGGGGCAGGCGTGCCACCGTGGTAGCTCCGTTCCCCGCCTGGTTCGATATCTTCAGCCACAGACAACGCAACCATCTGGTCAATCGCTGCCTGCTTGGTTTTATGGCAGCCGAGAACCTCACCATCATTTTTAATAGTCGCCCAGCCGGAGCAGCCGTAGGCGTCATCAGTAATAAAGTAAGGCATCAGTTCTGTTTCTGCACCAAGACACCAACATCAAGCCCGTCAGAGTCGCTCATAGCGTGCAGGCTCTCACCGCTAAGCAGGGTCAAGGCTAAAGTCTCGCCAGGATCCAGGTGCGGCGAGTTAAGCAGGGTGACACTCGCGCTTCCATAATGGATGTATTCGTTGCTGCTTTTGGTCATGTTGTGCAGCGTTACGAACTGAGGCTCAACAGACGGCGAAACAATCTCAGTCACCGTTGTATTACTAAGAGTGTAAACCGCTTGTGACATAGTCATATGTGGCTCCTCACAAAACGCCGATCAACTTAAGTTCCTGCTCATCTTTGATCCGTCTTTTCTCCGCTTCCGACAGATCACTGTTCACAAAACCTTCCGCATGGAAACGCATAGGGCGAACATGTAATCTACTGCGACCGTCAGCCCCACCAATGCTGCGCATTTGGCCGATACTTGTACCGCCTAAACTCGCCGAGCCGCGAACTCGACCAGATGAAACATTATGACCAGACGCGCTGCCGACAAACGCAGCCGCCTTTACTTGTTTTCTGTACGGGTAACCTCGAGGCGATGTGCCACCGCTGGCGGTTCCTGTAACAGCCCCGGTGCTCGTATTCGAACCAGTTACAGTACCGCTGTGACCAAGCGTTCCGGTAACAGTTCCCGAACTCGTGTTCGACCCGGTGACGAAACCTGTGCCTTGCCCGCCGAGAACATTCGTGTCAAGGACACCGAGCGTTGCGCTGTTAAGCGTAAACAGCCCAGCCATCACGACACAGTTTCAGTAAGGTTCCCAGAAGAAATCGTGTAGGTACCAGCCGAAGAGAAAGTCTGCGAGGCGTTAAGTGCTCGCCAGCCGTAAAACGTTCCACCGGAAGAGGCGGACCAGTAACCAAGATGGGTAATCGTCACACCGGTTGGTACTTCAAAGACAATGTTCGCGTCCGTCGCAGCCGAGCCGCTTGCGGCCGCCGCCCAACTAACCGCCTCTCGCGTGTACGAACCGCCCGTGACCTCGTTGCTACCGTCAGTCCCTGGGCTTGCCGTATGCAGGCTAACGTGTGACGCCGCAGAAGTAAGACCCGCAACCTGCAGGTTAAGACCAGCGTTGTTCAGACCCATTTCTATTCCTCCACGATTTCGACAATATCGCCGTTGTCGTCACGCTTGATTTTTCGTGACCGCGCGGACGGCTCCGGGACTTGCACATTCACAACTGGGGCTGGTGCGGTTCGCAGAGACATGTCAATCATTTCTTGGATATCAAACATTTCCATGTCGGATCGAACCGGGTAAGCCTCTTCCGGGTCATCTGGGTTAAGAGTCGCCGGCTGCTGCAACTGCACCGTCGGAAGACCAGTATGCGAGATCCGCGGGAGACCGACAACCTCAAGAGCCTCCGCGGGATCGAAACCTAACTGCACAAGTTTCGCCAACATCGTGACGCGCTTATCCTGCTCAGTAATATTTGCAGCCTCGACATTCACATTGGCTAGCGGGACTCGATAACTGTCGCCGCCGTCCACGCCACGGAAGTCCTCGAGGCGTCGAACATCGTTGATCGACATAAACCCGGACTGTAAAGCAGTGCTATACGCCGAGTAACGGCTACTAAGGTCACCTCGAAGCAACCCGTCCATGTTAAACCTGATGAACGCCTCGCCTGGCAGCAGCGTGCTGTAGGCCGCCTCTAGTTTCGCCAAGTAAGGTCGCAGCGTGTAAACCGCAAACTGTATCGCGTTCTGTTCGTTACTTGAGTATGACTGGACACCTGGTGCCGCAACTTGCAGCATGTGCTGAGGTACGCGAAAAACACGCGCCACTTCCTCTACCGCAAAACGGCGGCTCTCCAACATCTGGGCTTTTTCAGGTTCGATCTGCGTCGGCACAAACTTCGCACCGCCACCGAGGACACCGATCTTGTTCGCTTTGTGTATTCCTCGATGTGACGCCTCAAAGGTTTCTTTGAGCTCCATTGCTTGTTCTTTTGTAAGCATGGATTGCAGCTCAAGGATCCCGGTCGTTGTGCTTCCTTGACCGAAGAACCTTGCGCTGAACTCATCAAGTGCGGCGGCGATACCGAGAGTATCTTTGACTTGTTCGATACGGCTGATGCCGCGCAGTTCGCCAGGTTTCTTTAACTCGGTGAGATGCAGAACATCGTTGCGGCTCAGTGTGACCTTGTCATCAAAGATGTACGTTACTTCGCCTTCATTGTTGCGCTTGACTTCGATTTTCTTCGGGTCGAGCACAACCAGGGCTGTCGGTAGCCCTGTGTTACCACCGCTGGCGGCGCGATACACACGGACGAAAGCATTACCGTCAAGCAGCAGACTAATCATCACCTGAGCAATGTGATCCTCGCGGGTTGTGCCCGAGTCTGGTGTGTCAAGCCAACGAGGTCGCGGGCGAAATGGTCTCCGCGCACCATCGAACCGCACGAAACTATCCGCCGGCAAAGTGCTAATCGTGTCTGTTAATAGTCGAACCGCTGCGTAAACGGCACCGATTTTCAGGCTCGTCAGTTCATTAATAACCTTACCGCTGGGTGTTGTGAGATTAAAATCCGCACCGCTGGCGAAAAGGGTCTGGTAGGAGATTGCACGTTCCTCGCCTCGACCAAGTAACCGGCCAATCATTCGCGCCTCTCCTTGCTGTTATTCATCTCAAGTAATACACCGAACATCAGGATTGTCAGGCCTCCGAGAATAATCGCAGCAGGCCACCAGATGACGTACACGCCAACAAATATTGCTATCAAACCGATGACTTGCAGTACGGTAGGCATGCGGCGCTCCTAAACGAAAAAGAAAGGACTCGGTTCCTGCGGCTGCTCGACTTGTGACATTGCACGCTCAACAGCCATAATACTTGCAACAGCGGCGTCAATCTTGCGGTCACTGTTTCTATTTTCTTTGTAAATGCGCACGCCTCTGGCGTCTTTCTTTAACACCGCGTTGCTGACGTGGCGCGTAAGCGCGGGATTACCGTCGTGTGTCATTTGACGTTCCAGGATCATCGTCATAAATCTCTGTGTTGCTGGTGTCATTCGCGCCGGACTCTGCGGGAAAGATGTGACGGGTAAACCTTCCGCGGCGAGGAGCTCCAGGCTGCGTGCCCACAAATGCGGGTCTGCCGTTATCTCGCGCACCGACCAGCGCAGACACGCCGTGCGCACGGCTTCCTCGACATCGAGGATCGGGACAGTCCACTCTGGCTGACCTGGCGGTCTCTCCCAGATATTCACCACCGACAGATGCGGGAAGTCACCCATCTCCACGACAACAAGCGCGGTAGCGTCACGACTAAAAGAACCGTCCAAGCCGAGAACAACGTCTGCACCGTCCGGTATCGGTCGCGCATTAAAACATTCGTCCCACGCCGCCTGCGGCAACCACTGGCCTTGGATCGTCACCGGTTGGTTAAACCAGTATCTGCGCCATTCGGCTTCGGTGGTCTGCGGGTCATCGTAAGACTCGGCGATTGCGTCTAGATCCATCCACTCTTGCGCCGGCCCGTACACTTCCTTCAGACCTTCAATGCGATCTCGCTTGTTCGTGTGCTTCCATTTTGCGCCGGCTTGCTTATGATCAAACAGCAAAGTGTTATCCTTGGTGCGCCCTTCCGACACCATCTGTGCATACTCGTGCGTGCCTTCCGCCACAGATTTCTCGCCTGGTGCGTACATCGTTGTTGTCTCTAACGCCCAGCCGCTAGCAATCTTGCGCTTTAGCAGGTTCCTAGCCACCACTTGGTGCAGTCTTTTTAGGCGAGGCAAAACCCATAAGTGCGTTTCATCGAACACAACGAACGTGGATTTGCCGCCGTCTTTAGAGGAATCCGCAGCCGACTCCGGTGTGATCGAACCGCCGGTTGGTAAAACAATGCGCGACAACCCGACATCAATCCCCGGGTACCTCGCGGTAAGTTTCTCTGCGGTGCTACAAATAAACCGCACCGCGTCATACGTGTTACCGGCCTGCCCAAACTCGGTTGCGAAACACAAAACCTCAGGTCGCTGCACAGGTTTACCGACAGGTTCCCCAGGTTCGTAGGCGTACCCCCAGTCAGACACCTCGCCGTCCTCCGCGTAATGCGAAAACCGCACCGGACCTAAAGCCTCGGCGACAGCGAGAAACGCAGCCAACTCCGACTTCGCTCGACCTTTAGGACGCGACAGTACCGCACGCCGAACGGATCTCTTACCTTGATCGTTAAGCGCATAGGCCTTACAGATAAACGCGGCAAACTCATCGTCAAGCACAATCGGTTCGCCCTCAATATCACCTGGTCCGTGAACAAGGTGAAACTCGACCCAATCCACGAGCGCATAACCGAGACTATTCATTGACGATTGCGAGCAGTCGCGCCTTACGGTCGTCAGTCATACTGCGAGCCGCCGCCGCTTGTTGCTCTTCCTTATCAATTGTGATACGCATACGCAGCCGATCCTCTGGTGTGCCCGCAAGTTTACCGACACGCAGTCGGAGCTCCGCCGCGTGCCCCAAGTTACCGTTCCACATCTCACTATGCAACACGGCGGTGTCGATCAGAAAATCCCAGTCGGTGTCTACGAACGTCTGAGCCACCGCACTTCTGCGCCAGTTCGAAAACCAATCCACGGTTCGCGGGTGCCATTCACCCTCCGGAAGATCCGGCCCGCGCAGTTGCTCGTCAGCAGTAAGTTTCGTCATCTCGCTGGCTCGCGCCTTCGTGTCGGACGGTCTCTGCCGCTCCGCCTTCGGTGCTGGACCTCTCCCAGCCATCTTTCTCCTTTTAATCGCAGGTCGGCCGTTCTACGGCTCGCGGGGTGGATCCCCAGACTCACGCACGCT